AGAGGGGATTAGTTGGGAATGAGTAGTTTGACATTGGAGGACATCGACTTTGAGCGCTATTTGGAGGAAACCGAGGAGATCGCGCAGAAGGTACAACAGCCATCTGACTTTTTTGAAAAGGCTTACAGCCGTCTCACCGACAGTCAGCACCCGACAGGGGACACTCTTCCCTGGCCTAAAACTTGGGACAAGTTCAGGTTTCGGGACGGGGAGCTAACAATATGGGCGGGGGTGAACGGTAACGGTAAGTCTCTAGTTATGGGGCAGGCGGCTTTATTTTTTAAACAGCCAACGGTCATCGCCTCGATGGAGATGCTCCCTGAAGCCACGCTCGCCCGAATGATGAGACAGGCTTGCGGTACATCTAACCCGACTCGCCTTTACGCAGAGCGTGTTGTTTCTCGGTTGGTTGGGCAAATATGGATCTACAACCAAGTGGGGAACGTGCAGCAGAGAGCCTTGTTCGGCATGGTTAGATACTGCGCGAGAGAACTTGGGATCAAACACGTGATGGTGGATAGTCTCGTCAAATGCGGGTTGGGCGTAGACGATTACAACTCTCAGAAACACTTTGTCGATCAGCTTACGTCACTCGCGAAAGATGAGGGCGTACACATCCACCTGGTAGTCCATATGAGAAAGCTCGCTAACGAATCTGAAGTACCCGACAAGCACTCAATCAAGGGCGCGGGTGAGATTACTGACCTTGCAGACAACGTGATCATTGTAGCGAGGCGAACGGTCAACCTTGATGGAGCGCCTGATGATCCGACAGGTTTCATTCGCGTGGCAAAGCATCGTCACGGTGAGTACGAAGGAACGTGGGGTTTTTGGTTCCACGAAGAATCACAGCAGTGGGTTGCTGCCCCTGATCGCGGTTGCTTGCCTTGGCCTAATCTTGATGAGCAGGAGGCTTTGAGTGTCTGAGGAAAAGCAACGGACGATTAGACAAAATCGCTCGCTCCACAAATATGCCGAATTGTTAGCCCAGGCTCTCAGGGAGGCGGGTTACGAGGATATGCGTACCGTGGTCAAAGTCCCAATTTCTCCAACCAAGGAGAATGTGAAGGAGGAGATGATCAAGCCTGTGATGCAAGCCATGTTTCCTGAGTTGGACTCAACTGCGAAGCTGACCACAAAGCAGATGCAGGAATTGTACGAGCAGATGAACGTATTTACCTCTGAGCGCCTTGGCGTCAGTGTCGTTTGGCCTTCAGAAGAACCACCCGCCTGGGAGAAATTTTATGGCAATTAAGATAAGCCCTGCTGATTCAGCGTTCAGCAAATGCGTCAGGGAGCGTAACGACTGGACTTGCGAACGGTGTCACAAGCAATACGACAAGGGATCAACAGGACTGCATTGCAGCCATATCTTTGGACGCAGAGCGAGAACTATTCGTTGGTGTGGCGATAATGCCCAAGCTCTATGCTTCTCGTGTCACCAATGGTTTGGAGGCAATCCTCTCGACGCTACGCTATGGCTGACCGAGACGTTGGGCCAAGGTCACATTGATCTGCTGCGGGAAAAGCGAGAGAACATCGTCAAGGTATCCAAACTCGAGGAAAAAGACATCGCAAAACACTACCGCGAGGAGCTTAAAACCCTGGAAAAAAAACGTGCTGAAGGTGTCACCGGAAGGATTGAATTTGTCAGCTATCAGTAATACAATCAAACACTTAGAGGAATTTTAATGTACAAATTCGCCATAAAAAACGTCTCTGACTTAGTGCCTTACGCAAACAACTCAAGGCTGCATAGTGACGCCCAGGTGGAGCAGTTAGTCGCATCAATCAAAGAGTTCGGTTTTACGAACCCCATTCTAGTCAACGAGGAAGGTGGGATCATCGCAGGGCATGGGCGTGTACTTGCTGCCCAACGCATGGGGATGACACAAGTCCCGTCTATCGTAATCACGGGTTTAAACGAGGCTCAACAAAAAGCACTCGTTATCGCAGACAACCAACTTGCTCTCAACGCAGAGTGGGACTTTGGCAAACTCAAACTCGAGATAGGCGCGTTAGAGGACTTAGACTTTGATCTGAACGTCCTTGGCTTTGAGGACGACTTCCTCAAGGACTTAATGGCAGAAACAACCGACGGTGAAACCGATGCGGATGCTGTACCTGATATCCCAGACGATCCCGTAACGGAGCCTGGTGATGTATGGATACTCGGTAGGCATCGAGTCATGTGCGGTGATAGCTTATCCATAGACCATGTGGAAAAGCTGTGTGAATATCAGTTAGTAGATATGTGGCTGACTGATCCTCCGTACAACGTAGCGTATGTCGGCAAGACAAAGGACGCGCTAACGATTGAGAACGATCAAATGGGTGACTCTAACTTCAGGGAGTTCCTGCGTGATTCGTACTCGGCAGCAGATGCGGTGATGAAAGCAGGGGCTGTGTTTTATATATGGCATGCTGACTCTGAGGGTTATAACTTCCGAGGAGCTGCGCACGACGTTGGTTGGACGGTCAGGCAATGCTTGATCTGGAAGAAGCAAACAATGGTCATGGGCAGACAGGACTACCATTGGCTACATGAACCTTGTCTCTACGGATGGAAGGAAGGTGCAGGACACCTTTGGGCATCGGATAGAAAGCAAACAACCGTCCTGGAATTTGACCGCCCGACTCGCTCTACAGAACATCCAACGATGAAACCTGTGGAGTTATTCGCTTATCAGATGTTAAATAATACGAAGGGCGACGACATCGTACTGGATAGCTTTGGCGGTTCAGGCACGACTATAATCGCCGCTGAGAAGTATGGACGACGTGGTAGGGCGATGGAGTTAGATCCAAAGTACTGCGACGTGATCGTTCAAAGATGGCAAGAATTTACAGGGAAGGAGGCTCTGCTTGAGCAGGATGGCCGACCCTTCAGTGAGGTGAAGAATGTCAGACAAACCGGTGGGCAGACCACGGATTGAGATAACCAATGATGAATGGCAGAAGATCATTGGCTTGATTCGTATTCAATGCACCGCAGAGGAAATCTGTGGAATCTATGGTTTCTCCGAGGACACTTTGTCCAGGCGAATCGCTGAGACGGATTGGCTCGAAGCATCTAGTTTTGCGGAGCTATATAAAAAGCATCAGCATGAGGGAAAGGCCTCTTTAAGACGCGCTCAGTGGAAAGCAGCGACAGATGGCAACGCAACCATGCTGGTGTGGCTTGGCAAAAATACGCTCGGTCAAACCGATAAGCAGGATATCCAGTTATCAGGTGACGAGAACGCTCCGCTTGCTTTCAAGTGGCAGGATTGATGAAGGTCATCGAGATCAACTACAAGCCTCGTCCTGAGATGCGTCCGTACCACAGTCGAGCCGAGCGCTTTGCGTGTATTGTCGCGCATCGTCGTTTCGGCAAGACCGTTGCTGCAATCAATGACCTGATTAGAACTGCCCTAACGCTGCAAAGACCTCAAGTGCGGGTGGCATACATTGCTCCGTACTACCGACAGGCCAAAGCTATCGTCTGGGACTATGCAAAGGAGTTCACCAAGAATGTCCCTGGTTGCCTCGTTAATGAGTCGGAGCTTAGGATTGATTTTCCTAATGGCGCTCGTCTGCGCTTATTCGGTGCAGATAACTATGATGCTATGCGTGGGCTTTACTTTGACAGCGTGGTTCTTGATGAACCGGCTGACTTCCCTCTTGGCGCTTGGCCTACAGTCATCAGACCAGCGCTTGCGGACAGGAAGGGCTCGGCAACGTTCATTGGTACGCCCAAGGGCAAAAACGAGTTCTGGGAGACTTACCACTTAGCGCTGCAAGACCAATCCTGGTACTGCGCCATGCATAAGGCATCCGAAACTGATTACCTGGACGACGATGAGTTAGAAGAAGCCAGGAAGATCATGGGGGAGGATCGGTACGAGCAGGAGTTTGAATGCAGCTTTGAGGCAGCAATTGCGGGTGCGTACTACGGCACAGAGATGAAGGCTGCAACTACTGAGGAACGAATCACCTCGGTACGGTACGACAGAACCATTGGCGTTATAACGTCATGGGACTTAGGTGTTGGCGATAGCACTGCGATTTGGTTCATGCAGCCAATGCCGAATGGTGACTTCCATGCGATTGATTACTACGAGTGCAGTGGCGTTGGTCTTGACCACTACGCTCATGTCTTGCAGGAGAAGGGGTACGCTTACGACTACCACATCCTCCCGCATGACGTTCAAGTGAAAGAGTTGGGTACTGGGAAGTCTCGCCTAGAGACCTTGGACAGCCTGGGCGTTCGTCCTGTTGAGATTGCTCCGAAACTGATGGTGGACGACGGTATTCAACAGGTGCGGATGATGCTTGACCGCTGCTGGTTTGACGCTGAGAAGTGTGATCGAGGGATTGAAGCACTGCGTCAGTACCAGCGTGACTTTGATGAGAAAGGCAAGACTTGGCGAGGTAGGCCAAAGCACGATTGGACGTCTCACGGTTCTGATGCGATGCGTTACTTTGCGGTTGGGTATCGAGTCCAGTCCGAGTCCTGGGGCCAGCCTATTCGCAGAAACCTTTCTGGTGTAGTATAGAGTCCTGGAAAACTCTATCGGACGCAGGGCATGGCATCAATTTGGGACGATATCGTTGCAGCAGTCGCAAACAAGGAAGTTCCCTTAGAAAGCGCTGTTGATCAGATTGAGATGATGGGCTTCCCCCGTGGGACAGCAACCAAGATAGCAACTGGCGAACTACCGATGGACGCAGCGTCCCGTGAAGCTCGTCGTGTTGAGCAGAATTTCATTGACCCTGTATACCACTCTGGAAACCTTGAGGGTGCTACTGAGGTTCGTCCTGGTAGCATTTTATGGGCATCTGATAACCCTGCCGTGACTGCTGGCTATGGCCGATCTGGTGCTGACACATATCCTGGGACGGGTAACGCAGGATATCGCTTATACGTTAATCCTGAGAATTACGCTTCCTACAATGCCGAAGGATCAATGTGGGAGAATCTAGAGATGCCTCTCAACGACATTGTAATGCCTGATGGTACGAAGGTTCCTATCACCCGTGTTAATCCAGATGATCCAACCTACACGTCAACCGACAATTTAGCGCAGTTTGTAACAGGGCAGCGTGGCGCGAAGGATTCCATTGATATGGATTACGCATCAGGCGTGAAAATCAAAAACGTCGATGACCCAGGCGGGAACTATGAAGCCTCCCGTTTGGTTGCTGAGAGCATGGGTCTTGGTGGCGATGAAATCACAGACCTCACCGAAGGCTACGGCATGACCAACTACGGCATCGTCAGCCCTGAGTCTGTAAGGCTTGAGGGTGCAGCGTTTGACCCAGATAACGTCGGCATGCCATATCTCATGGGCGCAGTAGGGAATGAATCACCTGGCGTCCTGGATCGAGCGACAAGCCTGGGCGGAACGGCTGCTGACCTGGCGACGCAAACCTGGGACAACATGAGCCTCCTAGACAAGGCTGCATTAGTCACCTCTCCGATCCCGTTTATAGGAGCAGGGACAGGTATCGCGGCTGACGTTATGAACATGGTCAATAATCCAGAGGAGCGGACGTTCCTGAATGCTGCCCTTCTAGCTTCCAACTTTATCCCAGGCAATAAGATAGCCGGAGCAGGAATGGCAATGGTTGATGCTGGCAAGAACGCTGCTCAACAAGCCATGAGAGTTGTTGGAAGAAGGGCGGACGATCTACCTGGCGTCGTTCAGTACGATAGCCTTTATCACGGCTCAACGAACACAGACCTCAAAGGCTTGAGTGTAGACAAGAGTCAGCGCACCGAGTTTGGAGCATTGCCAGCAATTAGCGCCTCTGATGATCCGCTGCTGTCAAAGGCATTTACTCGTGGTGAGCTTGGCGATCAACCTGTTGGCGCTGTCTACAAGGCACAAGGCCCGTTCAAGGTTTTAGATATCAGCACTCCAGAAGGCAGAAAGCAGTGGGACGATCTCGGTCAAGATCCGCAGAAGGCTTTAGACGCTGGTTTCGATGGTGTGCAATTCAATAACGTCGAAGAGTACCGGATTGATGCGTTCTACAAGGACATTGATCCTTCAGCCGTTAGAGACGCAAAAGAAGTGCAGCTATTCAGAGATGTTAAAGACGTTGAGAGGGTAGGCAAGGTGGGCGTAGACGTTCCTGACCAGGCAAAGGTTATTGATGGCTTCACTGGCTTGAACGCAGATGAGAAGGCTGCTTTGAGACCACTGTTTACACAAAGGGCATCTCGCATTGCAGCGCTTGAGGCAAAGGATAGCGCAGCCAAGAGTCCTTATCAGATGAGGAACGAAAGGTACAAAGTAGGCGAGAACCTATCGGAAGAAGAAAGAGCAGAGTACAATTCACTTCTAGAGGGTCTTGTCAAGGCTCGGCTTGCTGGCAGAACAGGTGCTTCAGCTGACGATATTGCGAAGGAGCTTTTAGGCGAATAATGGCAATCACAAGTTATGCAACATTGCAGACGACGATAGCGGACTTCTTGAACCGCGATGATTTGACGACTGCTATACCGACGTTCATTCAGCTTGCTGAGGCTCAGATGAACCGAGAGATCCGTCACTATTCAATGGAGTCTCGAGCCCAAAGCGTCCAGGATCAAGGCGATCAGTATATGCAGATCCCTAGTGATTGGCTTGAGACGATTCGCCTCATTCTTACTGGTAGCGGGACTTCTGTGGTTGAGCTAATCAGCTTATCTGGTATGGCGGACAAGCGGGCAAAGACAGAGGACGCAGCAGGAACACCAGTGTTCTACTGTCACGTTGACAGCCAGTTTGAGTTGTTCCCGACACCAAGCGAGTCGACTAACTTTGAGCTTTTGTACTACCAGAAGATCCCTGCTTTGGCAGATGACAATACGAGCAATTGGTTGTTAGAAACTGCTCCTGACATCTACCTGTATGGCGCTTTGCTGCATTCAGCCCCTTACCTTGCAGAAGATACTCGTGTCGCTGTATGGGCGCAGATGTACTCGGCAGCGGTTCAGAATCTAAACAACCAATCTGAGCGTGTTAAAAACTCAGGCACAGGCATTCGCTTAAACATTAGAGGACTCGGATAATGTCATTCTCAAATTATCTAGAAACAGAAATCCTAGACCACGTTTTCGGTGGTAATGCTTACACGGCACCAGGCACACTGTATCTAGCACTGTTCACTTCAAACCCTGCGGAAGATGGGTCAGGCACAGAGGTAACCACTTCAGGCACTTCATACGCTCGACAGTCAGTCGCGTTCACCGTGTCAGGTAATACAGCGTCAAACACAGCTGCGATTGAGTACCCTACTGCGACAGCAAGTTATGGGTCTGTAACACACGTTGGTATATACGATGCGTCAACGGCTGGGAACCTGATGGCTTATGCTGCGTTGACTGCTAGTAAGACAATTGCTTCTGGAGATGTTTTTCGCGTTCCAGCTGGTGATTTAGACATTACGCTGGATTAGTAAATGGCTCGCGGTTATGGCGTTGGCAATTACGGTGATGCTTATTGGGGTGTCACCAAGTATGTAGACGGAGCCGCTGTTGCGACAGTTAGTGCATCGGCTACTGCGTCAGCGAACATAACAGCAAATGCGTCGGCAGCTATATCGTCATCATCGACAGTAGTAGCAAGCGCAGAAAGAATTCAGCATGGGCAAGCGTTAGCAACGGTCTCTGCATCGCTAACGTCTAACGGAGAGCGAGTAAAGCTCTTTGAGTCTATCGTTGAGACCTCCTCAGTTAACGTTGGTGCTGCGGAAAGAATTCAGCAAGGCCAAGCCCAGGTGAATGGGGTTGTAACTAGCGTGTGCGGTGTAGAGAGAGTCCGCGAGCTAGAGATTAGAAAAACGTTTGGCGCTTCTCTTACTTGCAGCGCTCGATTGAAATGGGAAGGAGAGGTTGTAGACGTTCAAACGTGGACTGAGGTCAGCGAGGATGTACAAACCTGGACTCCCGTGTCTTATAATGTAACTAGTTGGACAGAGGTAGCTTGAAATGGCTGACACAACGACAACCACCTATGGCTTAACCAAGCCCGAGGTAGGAGCCTCAGAGGATACATGGGGAACAAAGATCAATGATAATCTTGATGATATCGACGATCTTCTTGACGGTACTACCGCCATTGCACCGAATTTAACTCAGGGTTCCTGGAAGGTTGGTGGTACGGCAATCACCCCTACAGCTGCAGAACTCAACTACGTTGATGGCGTAACTTCAGCAATTCAGACACAGCTTGATGCCAAGGTAGATGAGACCGCTACAACTGGATCGGCAGCACTCCCTGTAGGTACGACAGCGCAACGTGATGGCTCTCCTGCTGCGGGCTTCTTGCGGTTCAATACAACTGAGTCTCAGTTTGAAGGCTACAACGGCACTTCCTGGGGAGCAGTCGGTGGTGGTAACTCTACTGATACAGGTTTCTGGGCTAACAAAGCTCTGATCGAAGCGGATCAGGATTTAGCCTCTGGTTATAACGCAGTTTCGGCAGGCCCGATCACGGTAGATACAGGCGTGACCGTTTCTGTTGCAACAGGATCAAGATGGGTGGTGGTGTAAGATGGCGATTACATTAGACGGTTCTAACGGAATCACAACAGACATTACAAGTAATGAGTCGGCCACGTTCAACCGTGACACTACCGATGGTGACTTGATTATTCTTCAGAAAGACAACGCAACAGTCGGGTCGATGGGGAGCATTAGTACAGCATTATATGTAGCGTCTCCATCTGGATCAGATAGCGGGTTACGTTTTGATGGTGCGGCAATCAACCCTTGTACAACGGCAGGAGCGTATCGTGATAATGCGATTGATCTGGGTTCAACGTCAGCAGGGTTCAAAGATTTATATCTAGATGGCGGTGTCTATCTAGGCGGTATAGCCGCAACTAATAAACTGGATGACTATGAAGAAGGTGAGTGGACTGCAACTTTTGCCGGTTCGGCTACCACGGCAACTGGTAAGTATGTCAAGACAGGTGCGCTTGTTCATATTCAAGTGTTCGCCACACTAAATGTTACTAGCTCAGTAACCGCAATTATTTCTGGTCTTCCATTTCCCGTAATTACTTATTCAGTGGGAACTGCGGCGCACAACAACTACACAAGTAATGCAGATCAGGGTTATTTTACCAGTGGAGGAACTTCTTTTACTTTCATGACCAATAGCTCAGTGAATGTCGCAAGCACCGTAACTGGCAACCCAAAATACACTATGGTAGCGGGAACTTACTACACAACATCTTAATTACCCCGTGTGGATTCACTGGGCGGACAGGAGAAATAAACAATGGCACTAACGAAAACAGTAAAAGTAGACAAGATTGAAATCGTAGGCGACTACAAGCACGTTCAGGTTCGTACAGCCACGATTGTTTCAGAAGACGGTGCAGAGCTTTCACGCTCTTTCCATCGTCACGTTGTATCACCACTGGATGACGCATCAGGTGAGACAGCAGAAGTTCAAGCGATCTGTACTGCTATGCACACAGCAGAAGTACGGGCGGCTTATCAAGCGCATCTGGACGCTCAGGAGACTCCATAATGTCTAAGGTAGCAATCCAAGGCAACGCATCGGGAACAGCCACGTTTACTGTCGCCGCCCCCGCAGGAACCGGAGTAGACCGCACACTGACTCTGCCAGATGAGGCGGGGACGGTGTTGACGAGTGCAAGCGATATTCCTGCGGGTAATTTAACAGGCGATATTATTCAAAATGCAGGGCCAACATTCTTTGCGTATAAAAGTTCTGGTCAGGCACTTAGCACAGGTACTCAAAAAATTACATATGACTCTACTAGGTGGAATGTGGACTCTGATTATGACACCTCAACAAGTAAGTTTACGCCTCAAGTAGCGGGGTATTATCAAGTCAACGCAGGTTGGTATGTTGCTACATCTAGTGAAAGAGAAGGCGCTGTGTATCTTTACATGAACGGGTCAGTTTATTCTGCAATATGTAATTTCATAGGTGGGGCAGGAGTTAGGGCGTTTACAGGTTCACAACTTGTTTATATGAACGGATCAACAGACTATCTTGAAGTCTATGCGTATATAAACGGCTCTCACACTACAAATAGCGGAGCAAGTGCGGCTACATATTTTACTGGTGCCTTGGTGAGGAAAGCATAATGGGTCTATTTGAAAAAATACAGGTAATTTATCCAGATATTACAACTAATGATGTTAGTCCTTCCACCGGAACAATCAGTTTACGCAAAGATGATGACGTTATTGGTTGGTACATTGAACGGTGGGAACACCCAACACTAGCGCAACCAACACAGGAACAGCTTAATGCTGTGGAGGCACCATAATGCCATTAACTATTAAGTCAACCGGAGAAATTTCAAGCTCACTGTTCACTGTTGATAGTGATGGTGATGTGATTAATGCCGGAGAACTTCAACCGACAACGGCATTATCTGCTACTTATTTGAATGTAGGCCAGATCGGTGGTCGGCGTAATCTGATTATTAATGGTGCGATGCAGGTGGCACAGCGTGGCAACACTACAAACGACAACGGTGTGTTTGTTGCTGATCGTTTCGCATTTCAAACAAATGGATTAGGTGGTGCAGGTGCTGTTATTGCGGCATCAACACAGTCCACGATTGTTCCAAGTGGATTTGCTAGCGCATTAAAAACTAATGTCACAACAGCAGGTTCTGGGTTCAGCGCAGACAACAGAGATGGTTTTACTACTGCATTAGAACATCAAGATATTACACATTTAATTGATGCCGGAAATAGTTTTACTCTTTCATTTTGGGTTAGATCGAGTCTTGCAACAACATATGGAGTAACGCTCACTCTTGCAGACAGAGACACATCAAGTACAGGCGATAGATACGCAACTTCATACACGATTAACGCAGTTAATACATGGGAAAAGAAAACAATAACCATCCCTGCACCCACATCTAGTCGTAGTGGTGGTAGTGATAATGGTACGGGTATCGTTATCTATTGGAATCTTGAAATGATCAGTGGTGGTTCACGTTCATCCGCTTCTGCTAACGCATGGGAAGATACCGGAGTATCATATGCTGTTGTTTCTGCGGCGGCTGATACAGGTTGGATGAGCAGTACAAATGATTTCTACATTACCGGAGTCCAACTAGAAGTCGGCTCTGTTGCGACCCCGTTTGAACATATTTCATACGGAGAGAGTCTTGCCTTGTGTCAGCGGTACTATACAAAATCTTACGGTCAAGGTGTCAACCCCGGTACAGCAACAATTGATGGATCAGTAGGAAGACATGGAGTCGCAGGGACAGCAACTGGTGGTGAGATTTTTACATCTACTGTGTTCAAGGTAGAAATGCGTGGAGTTCCCACTGTTCTTGCATACGACACTTCTGGTAACAGTGCTAAATGCAACGTCACAAACTTTGGTGTCGCTGACTATAATAACCAAACCTGTAATGAGGTCCACATTCAAACAAGTGGATGTCATTTCCAACGTCCTTCTGGAAGTTCGGGGTGTGCGATCACAGTTCATTACACAGCGGATGCGGAGCTTTAAATGGAACAGATGAACATTACTTCAGCTAGATATGTTGCCATTGGCGGAGAAAACAACATCATCAAAGCAACCATTGACGGTGTTGAATACGCAGTACCTTTATCTGTTACCAACCGCCACTACGCAGAAATCATG